TCAGGTAGCAACACATTGCGGCGCACCCGAGCGTGCGATAGTTTTGGCGTTGGCGCAGCGACCAAAGGTAGAAGCGGAGAATTTGCCGTCGAGAGACAACTCGGCCAGCAGCCGGATCTTTTCTTGGATGTCGGTGGTCGCGTTACATTGGACGGCCAGTGCGTCGCGCTTCGCGAAGTCGGGTTTCTCAGTTGCCCAGCGGGCAAGCTCCGCATCGAAGTCGGCCATCAGCATCTCGCTAGCAGTCTTCCAGCGGATGAAAAACAGGTATCGGCGACTGATGCGCAGGAAGAATCCCTTTTCACGCACGTAGGCGATGATTTCTTCCTTCGTGAACTCGTTGAGGACATCGATGCGGTCTTTCATGCCTCACCCCCCTTTACCGCGCTGGGCGGCAATGGCGGCGTCGATGGCTTCACGGGTAGTCAGGTAGTTCGACTCCCATCCCGTCATCGGCTCGGCGAAACCTTCGTCGTTGCAGCGGTATACCCGGCAATACTCGCGGTCCTTTGCCCAGTCTATCCATGCGCCATAGTTCACTAGGAAATCCAGCCGCTCCGCATCCCGCGCATCGCCAGCAGCGGGACCGGTCCACTGGGCTGCGATCAGGGCGGTGCGCACGCGATGGCGGAAATGTTGCTGCTGGTCCTTGGTTTCCGGCACAGTGCCGAACCAGCCTCGTATTGCTGCGTCCAGAACTTCAATGGGGATTGAATTCTTGGGGGGGGCGCTCATGTGGTGGCTTCCTTTTGTTGAAGGCTTATAGGCGGTCATCCCGATCTGAGGATGACAAAGCGAAATACGAGAAAACTGCCTTTCGCTACCGCCCGCCTTTAGGTGATGGGGGACGATCGCCAATGTCCGATTCCGGCCAGGGCGAGCCATTCGCACTGAATACGCAATCACCGCAGTCGACTCGGAATCAACAAGCAGACGCTAGGCAGCTGAAAGGCCCCAAGAACATTTATCACTGGGGTGAATGATTGAACATCACGACTCTTGATTGGACGTGATAATCCATGGCCTCTAATCTTCCGACACGTTGAGGATGGCAAGACCTTCTGGCAGCTCTTGCCGCAAAACTCGATCTGCTTGACCGACAGTCCACGCGTTTCGCGAACGATTGATGTCCTCAGATCATGCAAGGACTCATTGCCACAGCAACCTCAGCTATCTGAAATCCGCTGCAGGTCAACAACCCCTGAATCACTTGGAAGGAAACCTGATGACTGTGCAGAAAATAACCAAACTCAAGTCCGGCAGCCTTTATGAGGAAAAGCGCAACTACTCGCGGGCGGTGGTACTCGACAACTGGATCATGGTTTCGAACACGGCCGGTCGAAATTACCAAACCCGGGAAATGTCTGATGATCCTGCCGAACAGGCCGCGCAGTGCTTTCAGAACATCGAAGGTGCGCTGAAAGCAGTGGGTGCATCTCTGGCCGACATCGTCCGCGCGCGAATTTCGATCCCTTACCCTGAAGACAAGGAGGCGGTAATGGCTGTCGTCGCAGCCAAGTTCAAAGGGGTCGACCCTGCTAGTACGATCACGGCTACACCTCTGGCAGCGCCAGATTACAAGGTCGAGATCGAAGTGACCGCTTATCGGGGGGCAGGATCCGCAGTATGTGACTACCAGCGAATTTCGCTTTAGGCGCTAGCAGCCCTCTTGAAAGTTGCTGGTCATAGCGGGCGCCCCAAGCGGCCAAACGGAGCCCTAGGCGCTCATGCGGTGATTTGCTCTTGTTGAAGGTCGATAGGTGCCTGTGTATCGGGGGCGGCTTGCTGTGCGTCCTTGGCGGCTTTCTCGGCGCGTTTGGCGCGGACGGATTCGACGGCGCCGTGGGCTTGGGACAGTTCCAGCAGATCCTGGGTCTTTACGGTGATGGTGTCGGCGGCCACGCGGCCTTCCTGGATGTCGATGAGGATTGCGCGCTGGTTGGCGTCCAGCTCCTTGATGAAGGAATCCACGCCGCTGATGAGCGGGGAGACGACTTTGCGGGGGAGGGGACGGCCGTGGATGGTGCTGGCGGTGACCTTGGACTTGCCGGCGGCCTTGGCCGGGTCCACCTTGCCGCTGAGGAAGTCGCCGGCCTTGGTACCCAGCCTCTTGACGTCTTCGATTGCGACGCCAGCGGCAACTTGGCACGATCGGACCAGTTCTTGCACGTCGCGCTCAGCGTCGGCCAGAACTAGATAGTTTTCGACGTGGATCCGGCTGAAGTGGGTGATCGCCGCAATCTCGGCTGTCTCCAGCACGTGAAGCAGTCCCTAGGGAGCCTATTCGCTCGACAGAGACGGTTGGCGAGCAAAATGAAGCAGGAGAGCCTGCGGGCACCCAGGGGCGAGGTGAGCCCAACTCGATGCTGGCGCCAAGTATTCGAAATTCATTGGCAGTAGCTACACGCGATGTATTTGACGCCCAGAACCTGGGTTTAAAGTGGCTGGCCATGACTACAGGTACAGCGATTCAGCCGAGCGTTACTGCAGGCGACATCGCATTGGATGGGATGTTAATCGCACCCAATAGCCAACGAATTGCATACGTTATGGTGAAGCTGGTAAGCAGTGTTGACCAACTGGACGATATTGCCCAACAAATAACAAGCTTGGCGGACAAGGTCAAGATCGTAGGTCGACGTACGCCATTGTTTGTAGTACTGGTGAAGTCTGAGCAATTCCCTCCCAAATCGACCATGTGGACGCATTTCCCGCTTGACATGCAAAGCAAGGCCACTATCTAGGAAATCGATCTCCACCAGCTGCGTTCCATGTATGGGCTGAGGAACTGAGCAGCGGCATATGGTCTGCGCGATGTAGGATGCCGTGTGAAGGATTGCCTACCCGCAAGGCGAGGCCCCGAGACCCCCATCACTCAGCCCGCCACCGCCCCGCCTCATCATCCCGCAACCTTGCCCCCGCCCACACAACCCGCCCCAACACCCGCACCGATGCCCCGTTCTCCAGCGGTATGTCATCGTGCAAGGAATTGAACGACCGCGCCACCCATTGCCCGGTTAGCCGTTCCCTAGCCACCGTCTTCACGATCATCTTGCCGTCGTAGTTGATGGCATAGACGCCGCCGACGGCGATGTCCTGCAGCGTCAGGCTTTCGTTGGGGACCACCAATAAGGCAGCGCCGTCGCGGATGACGGGCTCCATGCTGTCTCCCTTCGCATACACCACGCGGCCCCGGCCGTTGTCCGCGCCTACCGACCTGAGGAAAGACTTGCGGAACTGGATCATGCCGGTCTGTTCTTCCGCGTGGTTTTCGATGGGGTCGCCCGCCGCCAGGCGCACGTCGGCCAGTTCCGGGACCTTCTCGAATCGGTCGTTGGCTGCGGGCGGTTCGCCCACGCCTACATTGGCGACCACGCCTGTCTGGGTGCTGATCCGGACCCGGCCTTCGCGCTCTGTCTGGCGCGTGGTCTTGCCGCCTTCCCAGGGGGCCGCGGACAGGCCATCGACGCGCATGGGGAACTCGTCGCGGGACAAATAGCTGTCCACCAGCGTATCGCTGCGCAGGACCGTCGGCATTTGCGATGCGGCAGCAGCAGGGGCGACGTCGATCCCCAGCTTCAATTGGGCGATCGCCAATGCAATCGCGCCCTGCAATTTGTTCAGCTGATCCGGGGGCAATGCCCGCACCTGTTCTTCCGGGATGCCCGGGAAGGGCCACGGAGGGGGCGCCAGCACTGCTGCGGCCAGGGACCCATCGCGCGCAGGCAGTTTCGGGGCGGTGCCGTCATACAGCCATTGCGCGTTCACGCGCAGCAGCGGGGCGACCTTGATGCAGGTCGCCATGTCCATGCCGTTGGACCCATTGAACCAATGCGTCGCGGCGCCGGAAGAGGCGCCGGCTGCCTTCCATAGGTCTGTCTTGGTAAGGCGTGGTTCGGCCGCGTCCGCCCGGCGGGCCGCTTCCTCGTTGAACGCCTGAGTGATTCGCTTCTGAAAGGTCATCTTAGGATGCTAAACAAAAACAATCTTAGTTGGCTTGCATTTAGAATCTTAGCACTCTAAGATTTAAAAATGATAGCGAGGTAAGACTGGCGGGGATGCAAAAACACGCATGAACTACTACAGCCACAACATCGGTGACTACGCGCAGGCCACGGCGCATCTGAGCCTGCTTGAGGATGCCATCTACAGCCGCCTGCTGCGCCGGTACTACGCCGAAGAGCAGCCCATCGTGGACAACCTGCAGCAGGTATTCCGGTGGGTGGGGGCCCGTAGCGAAGAAGAACGAGAGGCGGCCGCGCAGGTGCTGGCCGAGTTCTTCGTCTTGCGCGACGGCCATTGGCACAACAAGCGGGCGGACGTGGAGATTGCCGCGTATCACGTCAAGGCCGAGACCGCCAAGGCCAACGGCAGGCGCGGCGGCCGGCCCAGGCTGGCCGAGCGCAATCCGGAACAACCCAGCGGGTTTCCCATGGGTTTCGAAGAGCAAGCCGGCCATGGCCCGGCAGTAGCCGGATCGGAAGCTAACCAAGAACCAGGAACCAAGAACCAGGAACCAAAAGAACACGCCTCCCGCAAGCGGGGAAGCGGATTCGATGCTTCCGTGATCGAACTGCCGGATTGGCTGGACCGCGAGGACTGGATCAGCTGGATTGCCGACCGCAAGGCCCGCAAAAAGCCGGTGACGCAGGAGGGCGCCAGGCGCCAGCTGCAACAGCTTGCCGCCTATCTGGCCGCAGGGCATCAGCCAGGCGCCGTGATCGCAAACAGCATCGCGGGCGGGTATCAGGGCCTGTTCCCTCCGCGCGCACCCGCTACAGCCGGCCAGCCAACAGGCAGGGCGCAACGCCTGGCGGACTGGACCGAGGAGTTGCGAGAAGTGCTGGCCGACGACCGCCGGCCGCGTGAGCGCTTCATGGGGACGATCGATGCCACGCGCTGACCTCCCTTCCGCCAGCATGGGTGCGCTGGTGGTGAACGAAATGCTGCTGATGTACGGCGCCAAGTTCGCGCAGCAATGGCAGGGCCTGACCGCCCGCGAGTTGAAGGATTCATGGAACCAGAAACTGGCGGGCCTGGACGAGGTGCAGGTGCGCCGCGGTCTGGTCGCCTGCCTGACCCAGGAATGGCCGCCGACGCTGCCGCAGTTCATCAAATTATGTTGCCCATGGATGGTTCCTGAAGTGGCGTACCACGAGGCCGTGCGCGGCCTGTCCGCGCGCAGGCGCGGCGAACTCGGTGTGTGGTCGCATCCGGCGGTGTACTGGGCTGCGGTGGGCGTGAGCACGGTGGATCTGCTGGGCTGCACCTACGGGGCCATCAAGGCGCGCTGGGAGAAGACGCTGAACGAGGAACTGGCGAAGGGCGTGTGGGCGGATATCCCGCTGCCTCGTCCGGCGCTGCCTGCGCCCGGCCAGACGCTGGCGACGCGCGCCGAGGCCGAGGCGGCGCTCAAGAAAATGGGCGCGCAAAAGGTGCTGAGGGATCGTGGCTGTTCGCCCCGGGGCTGGATCGAAAAGTGGGAGGCGCGCATCGCGCGTGGCAACCACCCGAGCAAGGGCATCGCCGATATGCTCAAGCGCGCCAAGGGCGTAAGCCAGGACACGGAGGGCCGTCTGAAGAACGGTTCCAGCGGCAAGACAGGTAAACAATGCGAGGTGGCTGATGAGTAAATTGACGGGTGACGATCTGATCTGGAACTGGGCCCGGTGGACCTGGTCCGGCGCTACGGTGGGAAACATGGAGGTGTATCTCTCCGAAGAGGAGGACTACCTGCCCATCAACCACCACCACGCCATGGAGGTCGAGGCGATGCATGCGGCGCTGCCCTGGCACGAGCGCATGATCATCATCGCCGAATACCCGCAGAAGAACGTGATGTTCGGCCAGCTGGATGGCAGGGCGCGTCGCGCGAAGGCGCTGGACTGGATTGCCGATACGACCGGCGTGGCCCTGACCGAAACCGAATACAAACTGTACCTGGGCCTTTTCCGCGGCCTGGTGGAAAGGAGGCTGGCGTGAAGTACGCGCACGAGGTGATGGATCTGATGGCCTGTTATCCCGGCCGCTCATTCCGTTTGATGGAGCTGGTCCGTCATGTGTCACGCGGCCGGTCCTTGTCTGTTCCGGAAAAGACCCGCCTGCAAAGAGGCATCCAGCGCGCCATGGACGCGCTGCAGGATACCGGGAGCGTGCTGATTCAAGAGCCCGAGCAAGGCGGGCACGGGCGCACCTATGCATGGCGTGTGACGGTTCCGTCACAAGACCACGCCCCATAGGTCACCCAATCGGTCACAATGGGTCCGGGGCATTGCGCCCCAAACAAATGCAGCCCTGGCCATGTGCCGGGGCTTTTTGCTTTTCGGCGCATGGCTTCGGTTTTTACTGGCGGGGCAGGGGGCGAGCTTCTTTGCACAGCGTGTGACGGTTCCGTCACAAGACCCCGCCCCAGCGGTCACGCAATCGGTCACAATTTGTCCGGGGCATTGCGCCCCTGAGAAATGCAACCCCGAAATACAGCCCTGGCCACGTGCCGGGGCTTTTGCATTTGGGCGCAATGTTTCGGCGCCTGTCTTCTTCAGCAGGAATCCAACTTCATGAGCGTTCAGATCAGCATCACTGAAAACCAGCTGGTAGAGGACCTCGCCGCATTCTTCAAGACCTTGGTCGACTGCGACGTAGTCCGCGGTCTGCCCAATTGGGTTCCCGCGCCACCGCGCGAGTGCGTCGTCATCACTCCGCTGGCGGCGCAGGGCCTTTCCGTTCCGGTCATGACTTATGCCGATCCGTCGCCCGCGGCGGGGAAACGAATCATGACCCAGGCCACGCACTGGTCTGCCCGGGTGGATGGCTACGGGGCGCGGGCCCTGGACCTGGCGCTCACGTTGTCGATTGCCCTGCGCAGCCAATACGGGTGCGAGTTCCTGGGAAATCTGGGAAGAGCTCAACCGCTGTACGCGGGTGAGCTCAAGCAATTGCCCTTCGAGAGCGGAGCAAGCCAGACCTTCGAGCGGTGGTCGTTCGACGCCGTCCTGCAGTTCAACCCTTCCATCAGCGTGCCGCAGCAGTTTGCGGACCACCTTCACGTGGGCCTCATCGAGGCCGACACCACCTACCCTACGGGAGCTTAATCCTATGTCCATTCCCGCCAGTGAAATCGTCCAGGTCGTGCCTGGGGTGATCGCCGCCGGCGGATCGGCGCTCGATTTGAACGGCCTGATCCTGACCCACGATACTGCCGTCCCCATCGGCACCGTCCAGAGCTTCGCGACTGCGCGCGACGTGCAGCGCTTCTTCGGTCCGACCTCGACCGAAGCCGCCCTGGCCGACGTCTACTTCAACGGGTTCGACAACTCGACCCGCAAGCCGGGCAATCTGCTGTATGCCCAGTATCCGGCGGCAGCGGTTTCCGCCTATCTGCGCGGCGGCTCGATGGCCGCGGTGACGCTGACCCAGCTGCAGGCGCTGTCCGGCATCCTGACGGTCACCGTGGACGGCGTGGCGAAGACCTCCGCCAGCATCGACCTGTCGACGGCAACGAGCTTCTCGAACGCCGCCACGATCATCGAAGCGGGGTTTACCTCCATGGGCGCGACCTGCGTCTACGATGCGCAGCGTGCCGCTTTCGTGATCGCCTCGGCCACCGATGGCGTCGCCAGCACGGTCTCCTATGGCAGCGGCACCCTCGCAGCGGGCTTGAAGCTGACGCAGGCCGCCGGCGCCGTGGTGTCGCAGGGCGCTGCTGCCGGCGTTCCGGCGGTGGACATGGGCCGGATTACCGACCTGACCCAGAACTGGGCGGCGTTCATGACGACCTTCGAGCCCGATACGGCCGGCAAGGTGGCGTTCTCGGCATGGACCAATGCCCAGGGCGACCGCTACGCCTACGTCGGCTGGGACACCGATGTCACCGCGACCCAGCAGGGCAACACGTCCAACTGGGCGGCTGTCGTCAGCGCCAACGAGTACTCGGGTTCCGTGCCTGTCTATAAGGACGTGCTGCACGCCGCGTTCGTCCTGGGCGCGATTGCCGCGCTCGACTTCGAACGCACCAACGGCCGCGCCACCCTGGCGTTCAAGGGCCAGTCGGGCCTCGCGTTCTCCGTGACCGACGCGACCACCGCCCAGACGCTGATCGACAACGGCTACAACTTCTACGGCGACTACGCCACCAGCAACGACCGCTTCCGCTTCCTGTACCCGGGCCAGATCAGCGGCAACTGGAAATGGGTCGACACCTACGTCAACCAGATCTGGTTGAACGCGGCGTTCCAGCAGGCGCTGATGAGCTTGCTGACGCAGGTGAATGCCATTCCCTACAACATCGACGGCTACACGCTGATCGACGCTACCTGCCTGGACCCGATCAACGCCGCGCTCAACTTCGGCGCCATCCGCGCCGGCGTGACGCTGTCGAGCCAGCAGAAGGCGCAGATCAACAGCCAGGCCGGCGTGGATATCTCCGACACGCTCCAGACCCGCGGCTGGTATCTGCAGATCAAGGACGCGACGCCGCAAGTGCGGGAGGCCCGCGGCACCCCGCCCATGACGTTCTGGTACCTGGACGGTGGTTCCGTCCAGCAGATCACCCTGGCCTCGCTGGCCATTCTTTAAGGATTCAACATGGCGACTTTGACCAGTGCCAACTCGGTTCTGATGCTTGCGGTGGGCGGCGTTTTTTCAGTGCCGCAGAAAATCGAGGGCTACGCTTCCGACAGTGCCTTCACCTTCGAGGCTGCCAAGCCTGCGCAGGTAACCATGGGCGTGGACGGCCGCATGTCGGCCGGCTACGTGCCGGTCCCCCGCGTGCAGGTCATCACGATCCAGCCCGACTCCCCGTCCATGCGCATCTTCGAGATCTGGATGGCAGCCAGCGAAGCGGCCCGGGAAGTGTTCTATGCAAACGGCACCCTCAACATCCCGTCGATCGACCGCAAGTACACGCTGACCCGCGGCGTGCTGACGCAGATTCCGCCGGCGCCGGACGCCAAGGCGATGCTCCAACCCATGGCGTTCCAGATCACCTGGCAGAACGTCTCTCCGGCGCTGGTGTGACATGGCCAGAAAGCAGATAACCCTGACCATCGGCGCCGAAGGGCGCGACAAGGGCAAGGTGTTCATCCTGACGGAGCTTTCTGCCTACGACGCCGAGGAATGGGCCGGCCGGGCGCTGTTCTCTCTGATGAACGCCGGGGTGGAAATCCCGGACAACATCGCCGAGGCAGGGCTGGCCGGCGTGGCCGCCATGGGCATGAAGGCCATCGCCAAGCTGCCTTTCGACAGTGCCAAGCCGTTGCTGGACAAGATGATGGATTGCGTGCAGATCCAGCCCAGCCCGACTGTGACGCGCGAGCTCATGTCCGGCGATGTCGAGGAGGTGGCGACCCTGTTCGCACTGCGTAAGAAAGTCCTGGGCTTGCACTTGGATTTTTTTACGGCCGCCGTCCCATTGACTTCGGGCTCCAAGTCCACAACGGCGGCACGCGCCTGATTCGCTACGCCAATATTCCCCGGATTATTGGCGTGGTGATTTCCCGGCACCCGGGCCTGCTGCACGACCTGCAGACGGTCTACGGCGCCGAAGACCTGTACAACCTGCTTGAGGTGATTGCGGTGGACGCACACAACAGGCGCGTCCTAGCTGAACCGAGGTAATTGCATGGCCACCATCATCGATGCCTTGCTCGTCACTGCCGGTTTCGATCCGAAGCGTTTTGCGGCGGACAGCTACTCCGGTGCGGCCGGTCTGGGCCAAACGGCCCAGAATCTGGATATGAGCACCGAGCGGCTGTTCGCGTGGCAGAAAGCGGCCGAGCGGGCGGGCGGAACTGCGGAAGCCATTTCCGCCCAATTGAGGGAATCCGCGGTCGAGGTAGCCAGATTCAACCGCGGATCCGCCGCGGACTCGTTACCCGCGTTCTTTCGCAACGGCGGCAATGTCGGCGATCTCAAGGATGGGAACACCTACCTGCTGGCCAGGTCGAGGATCATTGCCGATCTTTACCAGAAGGACAGGGCCCAGGCCGCGCTGGCCGCCCAGGACATGGGCATCAGCGAAGGCCTGTTCAATCTGTTCAAGCGCGGACCCGACGAGCTCGAGCGGATGCTTCAGGTCCAGGAGAAACGCGCAGCCATCTCCGGCAACGATGCGCAAGCGGCCGTGCAGCTGCGCGACCGTTACCTGGATCTGCGCGACACCTTTGAATCGGTGAGCGTCAAGGTGCTGCTGGCGCTCATGCCGGCGTTCGAGCGGCTTATCGCGCTAGCCCAGGGCTGGGGTGATTATCTGCTTGAGAACCGCGACGAGATCGTAGGGTGGGTCGACGCAGCGGCGCAGGCCATAGTGAAGTTCGTCGATGCAGTCGATTCGGCGGCGCAGGCGGTGGGCGGATGGCAAAACGTCCTGCTCGTGCTGGGGACGCTCAAGATTCTGTCCTGGGCGAATTCGCTGCTGAGCCTGGCATCTGCCTTGGGGGCCGTGGCTACAGCTCTCGGAACACTTGGTGGCGCCGGCGCGGCGCGTGGACTGGGTGCGTTGAGAGGCTTGGGTCCTGCGGCGTTGAAGTTGGCTGGCCGCGCGGCGGCTGGCGCTGCGCTGTTCTTGTTTAGCAAAGATCTGAATGGGGGCGAGCAAGAAGACCTAGCCGCGATGAGAAACCCCGCGCTGAAGCGCAAAGAAGTTCTCGATGCGGTCAGGTACGTCGAGTCCAAGGGCTACACCCGGGAGGCGGCCGTGGGGCTGGTGGCCAACCTGCAGGCCCAAAGCAACCTGGACCCCAGGGCCGTGGGCGCTGATGGCGTTTCCGCCGGCATCGGGCTATGGAATCCGCGACGCCAGGCCGACTTCAAGCGCATATATGGCATGGACCTGCGCGAGTCCACGGTTGAACAGCAGCTGGATTTCGTCGCCAGTGAGTTGGAGAGCACCAAGCGTAGGGCGGGAGTACATCTGGCCGCCGCCGCCACCCCGGCCCAGGCCAGCGTGGCCGTGTACCGCCACTTTGGATTGAGCAAGTCCGAAGGGGCCAGCTCAAGCGAAGAGCGCAAGCTCACCGCCGCTGCCGGGGCAATCTATGGGACGCTTTTCCTCGAAGATCAGGAACGAGGCGCCGCGGCTGCGGCTACGACGGTCGCGGCAGCGCAGGCCAGCGCTGCCAGCATCCCGAACAGTACGGCAACCACCAGCAATACGTCTGAAACCCATATCCACGGCCCCATTACGGTTATGACGCAAGCGACGGATGGCGCGGGAGTCGCCCGCGATTTGGGACGTGTGGGGCGCTCCCAGAATCTCGTCCAACAAGGCAATACGGGGATGTTCTGATGCCGTTTATTCCTTTTCCCGATGTTCCGAGCAGTCCGGGCGTCCCCGCGGTCTTCCGCGCGGCGACGCTTCCTTCGATCTTCGAACCGGCAAGCTTCGAGCTTGAGGCGCTGACCGATAGGATCTTCGGTCCTCCTCGCTGGGGGCTGTACGGAGCCGATGGGCAGCAGATGCTGGTCTTCGAGACGTTCCTAAGCATTGCTTTCAATCAGGGCAGCCAGATATCCAGCTATCCCACGGAGCAGGGCGGATTCTCGTCCTTCAACAAGGTCGATGCGCCATTCGAGGCGACCATCAAGCTGGCGCATGGCGGTGATCCGGCGTCGCGCAAAACCATGTTGTCCGTGCTGGAGCGCATCGTTGGCAGCACGGAACTGTACTCAGTAGCGACGCCCGAGATCGTCTATCCGTCGGCCAACCTGCTGAAGTACTCATACACCCGCGCCGAGAGTAACGGCTCCAGCCTCCTGATCGTCGAGCTGACCCTGCAGGAGGTCCGGCAGACGGCCGTCCCGCTGTCGGCGGCCACGCAGGACCCCAGCGGCGCGGATGAAGTGAGCAATGGCCAGGTGCAGGCGTTCGAGATTGACGCCTATCCCCGGCGCGACCAGAACAAGGTGGCGGATCTGGAGCCCATCCAATGAAGAGAATTCCCCTTAGGCCCGTGCCGGCGCAAACGCTCAGCGTCGTGCTGTCCGGGCAGAACTGCCAGATCGCCGTCTACCAGAAGTCGACCGGACTCTATCTGGATCTTGAACTCGACAATGCGCCCATCGTGACGACGGTGCTTTGCCATGACCGGGTACGGTTGGTGCGGTCCGCTTACCTGGGCTTTGTTGGGGATCTGGCTTTTGTGGACACCCAGGGCCACGCCGACCCGCAGTATCAGGATCTCGGTTCGCGTTTCGTCCTGGCATACCTGGAGCCGCTGGAACTATGAGCTTCATCAAGCGCCGGCTGGACGTGACCATCAGCCTGGGCAAGGGGGAGTTCGGCGATGAGCAGGGGCCGGATGTGACGCTCAGCGGCTACAGGATGACGGTGGATATTCCTCTCCATACCGTATTCGAAAACAGTCCAATGACCCTGCAGATCCACGGACTGAATCAAGACCTGATGAACAAACTGACGACGATAGGACCCGTCATGACGGAGCGCCGGGGAAAGAATCTTGTCCGGATCGACGCAGCGGGAGACTCGGGTGTTCCCTGCGTGGTCTACGAAGGAGACATCATCGAGGCCTGGGGTGGTTACGGAATGGGGGCAGAGGGCAAAGCGGCCGCGGGGGGCGTATTCACAGTCAAGACCGAGGTGGCTGGGGCCAAGCAGGTAAAGCCCGCATCCGCCAGGTCGTTTCCCGGCGCGAAAAAGGCGCAGGAAATCATGTGCGATATCGCCAAATCAATGGGATATAAGGGCGAAAAAAGTGGGGAGGACTATGTGTTGGCCGACCCCTATTTTTCCGGAACCGACATGGACCAACTACGCAGTTGCGCGAAGGCCGCCCGAGTCAATTTCACGATAGACCGCGGCGTCCTGTCAGTCTGGCCGGAGGGTGGATATAGAAAGGGCGATCCGATTCTCGTGGCCCCGGAAACGGGGTTGATCGGATATCCGGCTTTCATGAGCAAGGGACTGCAACTGACGACGCTCTACAACCCGAATTTAGGATTGGGAAAAAGAGTGCAGGTCATCAGTACCGTCGAACCCGCGCATGGCGAGTGGATCATTGTGAGTCTGTCCCACAAGCTGGAGGCAGAGGTGCCTGGCGGCGTCTGGCAGTCGATGGCCGTATGCAAAAGGAATCTCAATGGCTAAGCAATACGGATACGCAGGGCTGGCGCAAGCCGGCCAGGGCGACAGCGAGTTCGGCGCCTTGCAGTTCCTGATCAGCCAGGCGCTGAATCGAGTCAGCACGGCGACGCTCGTCAAGGTGGTGTCGGTGACGAATTCAGGCGGGTTGTCGCCCGTGGGCTTCGTCGATGTGCAGCCGCTCGTCAACCAGCTCGATGGCGCCGGCAATGCCGTGCCGCATGGGGTTCTGCATCGTCTTCCCTACTTCCGCCTTCAGGGCGGAGCGGACGCCATCATCCTGGATCCGAAGGTCGGGGATATCGGGATGGCGGCTTTCGCGAATCGGGACATCTCTCTGGTGAAGACCTCGAAGGCGCAGAACAACCCCGGTTCCTGGCGTTCCCACGACATGGCGGATGGGCTGTATTTCGGCGGTCTGTTGAATGGAACCCCGGTGCAGTACGTGCAGTTCACGGCGGGCGGCATCAACGTCGTGTCGCCCTCCAAGGTGACGGTGGCCGCGCCCAACGTCGAACTGAACGCCAGCGCGCAGTGCGCAGTGAATTCTCCCCGGATCGTGCTGAACGGGACGGTGCAGCAAGGCGGCGGATCCTTCGGCGGCACGTCTACCTGGCAGGGCGACATGCACACGCTGGGTACGCTGCGCAACAACGGCAAGGACGTGGGCAGCACCCACACGCATTCCGGCGTGCAGAGCGGGCCGGCAAACACAGGAGCGCCCAATTGAACACGATGCTGCTAGACCGGACGGCCTGGGACCTGGTGCTCGATGCCGCGGGGAACATCGCGCTGGCGTCCAAGCCCTACGCCGTGGCGCAAGACGTCGCCAGCGCCATCAAGCTGTTCAAGGGGGAGCTGTTCTACAACACCGCCCCGGGCGTTCCGTATTGGGAAGAATTCCTGGGCCATCAGCCGCCGCTGGCGCTGGTGCGGGAGCACGTCCGGCGAGCCGCGCTGACGGTCCCGGACGTGGCCGACGCGGCTTGCACGCTGACCTCCTATACCGACCGCGCCCTGGCGGGCTACGTCGCAATCACCCTGCAAGACGGAACGACGCAAACCGTCAGCTTCTGAGGAAACCATGCCGAACATCTCGAAAGTGCCGCGCGTGCAGTTCACGCCGGAAGGGCTGGTGCTGCCCAACGAATCCGCCATCCTTGCCGGCGTCCTGTCTGACATGGACTCGGCCTTCGGCGGCGGGTTGAATCCCGCGCTGGAAACGCCCCAGGGTCAGCTGGCCTCCAGCACCACTGCCATCATCGGCGACAAGAACAACGAGTTCGCGACGTACGTGAACCAGGTCGACCCGGCCTACGCGCAAGGGCGGATGCAGGACGCCATCGGACGGATCTACTTCCTGGACCGCAAGCCCGGTACGCCTACCGCCGTCATCGCCACCTGCACGGGCCTGGCGGGTGTGACGATACCGGTGGGCGCGCGCGCGCAGGCGGTGGATGGCAATCTGTACCTGTGCACCCAGGCGGGAACGATACCGGCCAGCGGACGCGTCGACCTGCCGTTCGCCTGCTCGGTCGATGGACCGGTGGATTGCGCGCCCGGCGCCCTGAACCAAATCTATCAGGCTATCCTCGGGTGGGACTCGGTGTCGAACGCCGATGCCGGGACGGTGGGCAGCCATGTGGAAAGCCGGGCCGAGTTCGAGGAGCGCCGGCGGCAGTCGGTGGCGCTGAACGCCCGCGGCTCGATCCCGGCAATCTACGCCAACGTGGCGAACGTGGAGGGCGTCATCGACGCCTACGTGACCGAGAACGATCTCTCTGTGCCGAAGACGGTCGGCGGCGTCGTCCTGCGTCCGCACTCCATCTGGGTCGCGGTGACGGGCGGCGAGGCGGTGGACATCGCGGATGCCATCTGGCGCAAGAAGAGCAACGGCTCCGACTACAACGGCAACACCTCCTACACCGTGGAGGACAAGGAGGGATATGCCTATCCCTACCCGTCGTATGTCGTGACGTGGGAAACCCCTGCCGCGTTGCCCGTGCGCGTCGCGGTGCAGCTGGCGGACAACCCGGCCCTGCCGTCGGACATTGTGGCCTTGACCAAGCAGGCGATCATGGACGCCTTCAACGGCGCGGATGGCGGGCAGCGGGCGCGTATCGGATCGACCATTTATGCCAGCCGCTACTACGCGCCCATTTCGGTGCTGAGCCCCGTGGTCTCCATCCTGTCCTTGCTTCTGGGCTCCGATACGCCATCGGCCGCCAGCCTGGCCGTTCCGATCAACCGCCGGCCCACGATCTCGGCCAACGATATTGCGGTGACGTTGATATGAGCGTCGTGCCCAAGCCGGGGCTGGCGGCCCGGACCCTCATCAGCCAGTACGCCAACAGCCCCACGCTCGTCCAGTTGATCAACAACATGGACGACTACATCAATCCCGACGCCGATTTCGACGCGTTCCATGACTTCGTCTGGAACGTCGAGACCGCGCAGGGCTTCGGGCTGGACATCTGGGGCAGGATCGTCGACGTCGGCCGGATGCTGACGATACCGGGAGACGTCACCTATCTGGGATTTGACGAGGCGCTGAACTGGCAGCCTTTCAACCAGGCGCCGTTTTACACAGGCGGACAGGCTACGCAGACCTATCGGCTCGCCGATGATGCGTATCGCACGCTGATCCTGGTCAAGGCGTTGGCCAACATCTCGGATTGCACTTCGCCCAGTTTGAACCGGCTGCTGTCGAACCTCTTCGCCGGGCGGGGGCGTTGCTATGTGTCGGACACCGGGAGGATGGAATTCCGCTACGTGTTCGAGTTCGCGCTGGCGCCGCACGAAATCGCCATCCTGACTCAATCAGGCGTGATACCCAAGCCGGCCGCGGTTCTGGCGAACACCCTGCAGGTCGATCTTTCTACTACGTTCGGATTCAACGAGGCGCTGATGCAGCCTTTCGGCTCGGGCGTACTTTTCACTTCTTCGGGGCTTATCAATGCAAGCTAGCAATGCACCTATCAAATCGGCCGTCCCGTTTGCGGAAAGCGGGACGAAGAACACTATTCCGGTCGCGTCGCAGATTGGCGTGACGCCGGGGGCGGCGTCCTTCGCGGATGGATTTCCGCCGTTGACGATGACTCCGTTGGCCGCAGGGGGAGTGCCGCCATATGGTGCGGACTTCAACGGCATCCTGAATTTCCTGAGCACGGCCATCCGCTGGAGTCAGGCAGGAGCGAACTACCGGTTTGACGCTGCGTTCTCGACCGCCGTAGGTGGATATCCAAAGGGAGCGATCTTGGCGGCCTCGTCAGGTACGGGCAGCAGGTGGCTGAGCCTGGTGGAAAACAACACCGCTGATCCGGACGCGGGCGGCGGCGGTTGGATTGCTTTAGGCGCAGGATTGGCGACCAATGAGGAAGCTCAAGCGGGCGTCAGCACTGACAAGGTAGTAACACCGGCTGCACTTCAATCCAGGATTCAATCGAACCAGACCGATACGACTGCAGGTCGTTTGTTGACGGTAGGGTCATTCGGTCTGGGTTTCGATGCCTTTCTTGGCGAGGATCAAGACCTTGATTATGTGCTGAGGTCCGGGTTCTATGGGCAGAGCGTCGCGGCTTACGCGAAACTTGGACTCCACTACCCCGCCGAATCGGCCGCAGGGACATTGCTCGTGCAAAGCTCAGGTCAAATAAACACGCAGGTTTTCACGACGTTTTATACAACTGACCAGTTTGCGCGGACGCGAAACGAAGCAGGAGTATGGTCGAGATGGAAGCGAGTGGTTTTTGAGAGCGATATCGCGACGTTTGAAAAGGCAGGGGTCGTGCGAATGGCAACGATCGCGGAAGCGGCGGATCTGCTGCACAACGGCGTTAGCTTGTCACCGGCCACGCTCACGTCAGCCTTTCTTGGGGGAGGGAATGCCTCCATCGCAGCGAACGGTTATCAAAGGCTACCAAGTGGCCTCATTATTCAGCAAATGGCGGCGCCCGCCACAGTGAACTCGTCTGTGATGGCCACGTTTCCGATGGCATTTCCAAATGCGTGTTTTAGGGTCTTTGTGAGTGAATCCAATTCTGTTGAGTGGTTCACAGACAATGTTGTTGTGTACGGCTCGTACGGTCGGACAAAGACTGGCGTAGGCATAACTGCTTACCGCTGGAATGGTTCATCGTTTACGGTGGCAAATGGCGCATTGGCAAACGTTCTCGCGATTGGTTACTGAGGAGGTTCGAATGAGTTTCTACTACAGCCCCGCTACTAGGGGATTCTATCTCGGTGATTCCCACTATGACGTCCTTCCTGACGACAAAGTGGCGATTACCGACGAGCAATACAAGAACCTGATCAACGGACAGGCGCAGGGCAAGTTCATTGTGCCAGGGGAGGGCGGCATGCCTCAGTTGATGGAAGGACCGCCCGAGTCGGACGAACATGCACGCCTTCGCGTGCTGGCCGAGCGCGACGCGCGCCTGGCACAGGCAGCGATTCGCATCGCGCCGTTGCAAGACGCCGTAGATGTGGAAGTGAGCACCCCTGGCGACGAGCTGTTGCTGAACTCCTGGAAGCGATACCGTATTGCCCTAAATCGCGTCGAACAATTGCCGGGGTTTCCGCACAACTTTATTTGGCCAGAGTCTCCTGGCCTGGCGGCAACGGGGGGAGATTCCTAAAGTCTGATACTTGGGGAAATCTCAAGACTTTCCCCGCCTCGTGAACTGCCCCCCGAAGGTTGGACCTCGTTCAACTTTCGGGGGGCAGTTCACTTCGGTGGGGCCTTTCTTTTTTGCGAGGGGCGAAATTGAACATCCAAGATTTCGACGCCCTTGCCGCAAAGCTCGCCGGCGTTCTGGGCGCGGCAGTTTCCATGCGCTATCTGCAAGGATCATGGCCGGCCAGGCTGAGCATGGCCGCCAGCGGCTCGTTGGTGGCGTACTACGCGGCTCCCTATCTGTCGCTGCTGCTGGAGATTCCAGAAGGCCTGGCCGGTTTTCTGACCGGCATGTTCGGCATGGCCATTGTCTCCCGCGGATGGGAGGTAGTGCAGACAGTCCCCATTGGAGCGCTGTGGCAGGCCGTGATCGACCGAGTGCGAGGCAGAGGGACATGAGGCGCATCGTTCCATTCATGCGGAGACTTTATCCGTGAGTACTTTCCAACTATCCCAACGCAGCCTGGACCGCCTGGTCGGGGTGCATCCCGACCTGACCGCAATCGTCAAACTGGCGATTCAACGCACGACGGTCGACTTCACCGTGGTGGAAGGCGTTCGTACCCTTGAGCGGCAACGCGAATACGTCGCCCGTGGCGCCAGCCAGACGATGGCCAGCTACCACTTGCCGCAGGCCGACGGCCTGAGTCATGCCGTCGACTTGGCGCCGCTGATTGACGGGGTGATTCCCTGGAGCAACTGGCAAGCCTTCGTCGGCCTGGCGCAAGTGGTCAAGGCCTGCGCCGCGGAACTCGGCGTTCCGGTGGAATGGGGCGGCGACTGGAAGACGCTCAAAGACGGCCCGCACTTCCAGATCCCGCGCGGCTGGGAGGGACGCGCATGAACGCATCGCTGCGCGCGTTGGCGCCGTATCTGATCGGCGCCGTTCTGGTGGCCGCCGCCTTCCTGTGTGTGCGCTGGTATGGCGCCGTTCAGTACCGCGCCGGAGTCGACCGGGCAAATGCAGACTACACGCTGGCCGAGCTCACCGAGTTCCAGCGCCAGACGACGCGCCTGGGCGGAATCTCCGAATCCCTGGAAGGCGCGCTTGCCGCGTTACGCGGCGCCAGCCCCAAGATCATCGAGAGGTACACCCGTGTCGAAGTCCAGAGCCCTCTACCTGCTGGCTGCCGCATTGACGCTGAGCGGCTGCGGCACATCAACGAGGCCGGCCGTCTGGCCAATTCTGCCAGCCAACCTGGCGCAGCCGTGCCCGCCAGTGCCCGAGGTGACGAGCGATAGCTGGGACGATCTGGCGCGCAGCTACATCGCGCTGGTCGCGTTGTACGGAGAGTGTGCGGCACGGCAGCATGCGGCGGCGCAGAGCTGGGAGAAGTCCTGGTGAGGACCGTCGTGAGGCCGCGATCCGCCAGGTCATGCTGCAACAGATAGCCCGGCCGGGTTGGCGAACGAGCTGAAGAGCTTGCGCGAACTGCGGATCGTGCCCGTATCGAGGGACGGACATGTGAGCGCTCATATGACGGCCTTTTTAAGCACTAACTCTAGGGCGTATATCCAGTGTCTGACCTTGGACAACGATAGGTCAGACTGCTAGTTGCGGATGATTGGAACACGCTCTGCAACGGCTGTGATACCGAATTTTCACCTCACTAGTTCCTTCTGGACACGAGCCCGACTCAACATCCCCGAAACCCAAGTACAGATTTTTCCATTCCTATCACAGGCTACCTCGTCGCCCCATGCCGCGTGTAAAACCCTTTGAGAGAAAAAATGAGCAATCAAGTGAACGTTTTGGATTTTGGCGCCGATCCGTCCGGTGTTAATGACAGCTTCTCGGCGATCATGGCAGCCATCGCTGCAGCGAATCAGTTGGGAGGAGGCTCCGTCAATTTCGGCCGCGGACTTTTCCGGATCAGTCAGCCTCTCGTCGTCGGCGATGGGTCGGACGCGAATGTGTCATATCGCGACCACCGCATTCGACTTATCGGAGAAGGTTTTGGCAGCCACGACGGTCAGGATTTTGTGCAACAGCAAGGGGCTACGGAGATTCTATACGATGGCCCGACCAGTGATAGCGCTGCAGTGATATCACTGGCTGGTCCGCTTCACGCCGTTGGAGTTGAACACATCACACTGAATTGCAATAGCAAGGCTGGAGTTGGGCTGCTGGTGAACCATGTTGCAGACAGCGTTTTTGTTGCGGTAATGGCCAAGGCATACACCAGGGCAGGATATGTGTTGACCACAAGGTCTCTGTTCCCACCGGCTTGTGCGTATGGTTGTGGCAATAACGTTTTTCTCCACTGCTATGGAGTAATGCCGGCGAGTCCCAACGCGCAGGGGATCGTACTCTCGTCTGGGGTTTCGGAAACGAAGTCTCTTACTGGGCAGCCGGATGCCGCGAACAATGATTTCATTGGTGGAGTTTTTTTCTACGGTGGATCAGCCCTGTCTAGCGGGATCTACCTTCATGGCGCTGACAACAACACGTTTCAAGGCTTGCAAGTGATTCCAGCAAGCGCACCGTCGTACGGCTGGGCTGTGTTTTTTCAGCCATGGGCAGGAGACCCCCGTTTTCCTCTGGAGAACGCATTTCACAATATTGGCGCTAAGAATCCCGTCGGCGGCGTCTCGGGCTCGCTCGGCAATACATTCACCATTTTTCAAGAGGGAGATGGTGCGCCACTCCCTGTTTTGCCTCACGTCAATGCCACTTCGCATTCGGGCATCGAAGTGGTCCAGGGGAAACGAGTCTGGCGAACGCGCGACATCGTGCAGCAGACTCTTACCAATACGGCCATCGACACGAACAGTGCATCGTATGTTGAAGCAGGACCATTTTCGGTCGTGCTAGCTAATGTGAAGTCGGGCGCAAAGCTCCGAGCGCGGTTTTCGGGAAGGGTGGGTAAGATCAATGCGGGAACTGCCAAGTTCATCTTTGCCATTAACGGCGTTCCGCTTCAAAGCAGCATGCGGGAGGTTCCGTCAAATTTGTATCTACAGGCATTGGACTCCGAGGCTCTTGTTGATGCACCAAACGGTGGGACTTTTACCTTTAGCTTGATGTTCTCGAGCAGTGACGGGAACGTTGCTCGAGTAACCGACGGCTCACTTGTTGTAGAGGAATTGTTTTGA